TTTGAAGTCGGTGATAGTTCTGATTGCTCTTGCCATTGTTAGGGTTCCTCCTTTTTATTTAATAATCCAGTAGGTCAAACTCTACCAGCGACTTCTTCAAAACTGACTCCAGTTCTGGTCGCAACAAATGTTAGAGTAATATAGTTAATAGATTTAGCTGGTTTCAGGAAGATATCAGCTCTAAATTCGTTATTATCAATAATATCTGGAGTGTTGTTAGTTTCATCGCAAATTACAAGATAATCATAAATTCCTCGCTTAGCTTGAACATCACGTAAGTAAGGTTCAACAATGTTTACAAAATTAGATCTCGTAATTTGATCATTAAATTCAAAGAGTTGTGCTTCAGCAGCTCTCTCCAGAGCTTGCTCAACTGTTAAGAATAATCTACGAACGTTAATTCTATCAAAAGCAGATGCATAAGATAGTGCAGTCTTATCTCCAAAAAGAATTACGCCTGCTCCAGTTTGATTGACAATTGAATTAATTCTTGCAGAATATAAAGAATCTCTTTGAGTTTTATTTGGATTAAATGCTAGCTTAATAGCATTCTTTAAAACACCTCTTTGCTGACCAGCAGGTGAGAACCATGGATAAGCAATCAGATTTGTTCTTGCCATTAATCCAGCAACATCTGGGTTGCAAGGAATATAACGAAACAAGTTATTGAATCTGTCGTAGGTGTACTTATATCCACTATCAAAAACTGCATATGATGAAGATTGAAGAGGACCAAAGAATTCAATAATATTGTTAGTTTGAACAATTGGATTTGATAGATCAACAACGGATCCTCTATGTGGAGACAGTACTGCAACACAGTCCTTTCTACCATCAGCAATAGAAATTAATTTATTTGCTTTTGCTTGAGAATCACTAAGCGAATCTAATCCAGGACCCATTATTAAATAATCTACGGCAACATCTTCTTTATTATTGAATAGTTCATAAGATTCAATAATATCACCTAATGTGGATTTTAGATTACCTTGAGTTGTGTAATTTTTACCCTTTCCTAAATCATAAACAACCCTACCAACAGATGAAAATACTGCATCTTTAGCATTTCTATCCCAAACTGTAGTTGCTAGTGATGGAACACTAAATGTACTTACTGGATCTGATAGATTGTAAATCGGTGCAGCTGTTTCTGTGAGAAATACAGTGGATGTTGGGTATGTATTCCAAGTTGTATCATTTTGAGTTGACTGGTTGGCACCAGCATACAGATAATTTGAGTAATTTGCCAGATAATTCTTATACCACATTTTTTGTGGAGAATTAACTTCAGATACTGTATCTTTTGCCTTGGACATAAAGAGATGCTTCTCAAGAATATTTCCCTTTACTCCAGTTAATGCACCATCATCATCAACAACGACAGCGTGTATTTCATCGTTTTCTCCACCTCTTTCAGCAACATAGTTTGATGTTCCTGGTTTTGGTGCAACTGTTCTCCAATAAATTGTTGAATTATCGAGTCCCAAGGTCTGAGAATCGTACCAATCATCAAGACCACTAATAAGAACTCTTGAATTGCTATTTGTTACGGTAAGAATAACTATATCATTTCTTAAAGAAGAAACTGTTAATGTTGCATTATCTCCAGAAGTAACTCCACCAATTGATGCTCCAGGAATAGTAACCACTGTATTTAATTGATATCCCAATCCAGGACTGACCATTGTAACAGTTCCGATTCCACCAGAAGCATTTCTGTAAACATTGAAAGATACACCAGAACCAACTGTGCTTACTCCAGCAACAGCAAGATATACTCCATTAGATGCTGGTGCAACTACGGGAGCAGTTGTAAGTCCAATGTTATTAATAACACCTTGAGATAGATTGTAACCACCAACGGCAGTTCCAGCAATTGATACTGTGTCGCCAACAGTATATCCTAAACCAGCATTTACAATTGCTGCAGTTAAAACGTTACCGTCAGTATTATTTCTGGTAATAGTAAATGTTGCTCCAGATCCAGTTCCTGCAGTTGTTCCACCAACTCCAGCATATGCTTGTCCTTGTTGACCATTTATTGCTGTAGATGATGTAATTCCCACTACTGAAATGGAATCTGTTGGTGAAACAACTGCACCATTACTGTCAAGAATACTAATTCTTTGATTTTTTAAGAAAGATGCAAACGAACTATTTTGTGTATAATGTGTTCTATAGTGTCTACCTGGTTCTGTACCACCAGTAGAAACTCTAGAATGGATTTTTACAACTAAAGCACCGACACCTGTTTCTGGAGAATCATTTATTTGAGTAATAACTCCCTTTAAATAACCTTGGAAGACTGCTGTTGTTCCTGTGCCAGGAATAATTTGACCACTAATATCTACAGTTACTGCATATCCAACTTGAGCACCAATACTAGACAAAGAAGTTGTTGCAATACCAAGAACTTGGTCTCCAAGATCGTCAATATAGCAAACCTTCAAACCATTTGCCCATGTACCTGGGTTCTTAGCGGCATAATAAAAGCTTGCTGCAGTGTTTGAAAAGTTTGCATTAAAATCATCAAAGTTTTTAATTTTTACTCCAGTTACACTGGTTGTTCCAACACCAACGTTAGCGTTTGAAAGATTAGCACCATCTGTTCTAGCAACCTTAAGAACGCCACCATACGATAAGTATGATGATGCGCTCATCCAATACTCGTATTGGTTGTCTGCGGTTTGGGGTTTACCAAAAATGCTAATTAGTTCCTGTTCAGTAGCAACAGTAATTGGTTCATTTACTGGACCAAGTTCAAAGGGTCCTGCAATACCTCCAATGTTATCTAATACATTGTCAGCTCTTCCTACGGTTAAATCAACCTCTCTAGTCAGTACACCAGGAGATAATTGAGGAGTCGCCATGGATAATTCTCCTTAAAAGTCTCAGTTTATCTGAAAATATTTAGGAAAATGGGTAATTACGTGGGGGAAATTGTGGGTGAACAAATATCACCAATCTGGATATTCCCATTCCATAACTTTAATGATATTTTTTCTAGAATTAGTAATCCTTTTTACAGTGCAATCTTTACATTCATAAGAATATGAAGAAGCAACTGTCCCTCTTTTTTTACGAGTTCTGTAAAATCCATCAATTAAATTTTTATTCTCTCCACATACTCTGCATTGTCTATCTACAAGCAATAAATGACTTAACTTTATCTGCTTGTCTAATTCCATTATCGATACTCCCACATATAAGACATATCACCATATTCATCAGTAAACCATCGGTCACCATCACCATCAACAAAACTATTTGAATCTAATCCATCTACAATAAATCCAAACGGTGCCATGTCTTGTTCAATTTGATTTTTTTGCTCTTCATATAATCTTTTTCTTACGTCCTGGTCTGTAAGTTCTTTAAAGTAATCTTGTACAACTAACCAAGCATAGATTACCAAGCACATTGCTAAGTCATCATTGCAACCATCTTCTGCTTCAAATGAATTTGACTTTTGAATAAAAGTAGTTAATTCACTAATAATGTCATAGTCCTTAAAAAGAAGTTTACTCTCTTCAACTAGAGTCTTTAGATTAAGGCAACCAACCTTCTTAACAGTCTTTGACATCTTGACTCCAAGTTGAGTCTTTTTGCCAGAGAATCCTTGTCCAACAATTTGCCCTGCTCTACCTCTCATTGAGCACATAAGAAGATTATTATATTCTAAGTCATATTGTAAAATACTAGCAACTTGGTCACCAACATCATTCACTTCACATAACACATACGCATCATTATAGTTTTTAGCAACTTCATGAATAATGCTGGGAAATAGCATTGGTTTTATTTCATTATCCCTATACTTTGCTACTAAGGTATGCGGGAATTGAGTTATATCAATAACAGTAAATGCTGAGTAATCATTACCAACACCTCTAGCAACGTCAACAGTTATAATGTAATTATGCTCTTCTTTACAATCTTCAAAAACATCAAGTCCTTGATTACTAATTGCTGGAGATTCATAAACCAAGTTCCTTAATTTGCTTGGACTAATTAAAGTATCAACAGATCCTAGGAATTCGCATTCAAACTCAACTCTAAATTGTTGCTCAGACGTGTTGGCAATTGTTTGCTTTTTCCAGGCATCATCTCTTCCAGGAACATCACTCCAATGAACTTCAGTTGGTATGTATTCATTTTTACCCCTCTCAGCATCATGCCAAAGTTTATAAAAATGATTCATACCGTGTGGGGTAGAAACAATTATAACCTTTGTATTTTTACCTGATGAAATTGTTGGATATACTGAGCTGAAGAATTGGTCTGCAATATGGTTTGCAACGAACGCAAATTCGTCCAGAAAGATGATATTGTATGAACCACCACGAACTGCTGATGCGGATGTAGACGCTGCAATAATCTTAGAACCATTCTCTAGTTCAAGAGATGCTTTGTTCCATGTTAGAACGCCCTGCTGCAACCACTTAGGAAGGTTCTCGTATGCTGTTTGAAGGCGGTCTAATAAGTCTTTTGCAGTTGATGCCTTGTTAGCAAGAATAGCAATATTTACGTTATCGTTAAAAATTGCATAATGTAAAAGATACGAGACCACGATTGTGGACTTACCAGACTGTCTAGGAAGTTTACAAATATTGAATCGATTATCATGAAATCGATCAAGCATTTTTTCCTGGAATGGATATGGATTAAATGTCTGCAATCCATAGTCCAGGGTAACAATATGGATATAATTTTTTGTAAAGTAAACTGGGTCGTCTATACATTTGGCAAACTCTATAACTTGTTCTTCGGTAAATCCTTGAGATGTATTTGCCTTTTTTAATAAAGGATTACCAAGATAATGATCAACTGCCATAAAATGTTTTTTATCCTTGATACACTACAGAAGTTGCGTAAATATCATTTCCACTATTAACAGATATAATATTAGTTCTTTCTTTTTTGATTAATAAAAATGATTGAGGCGGCATATGAACTGTTCCAACAGTGACTCCAGCACCAGTTTTTTCAATTATATAGTGACTTCCACCTCCAGTATGTTGAATTAACACATACTGTGCTCCAAGTCCATCAATATCTGAAACTGTAGTTCCTATTCCTGATAATTGTTGAGAGTTTCCTAAAATTTTAATAGGTTCGTACATTAGTTACAGTTCCAACGACGAAGGGCTTTGTTGATTCTAGAATCTGGGTCTCTTGAAGTTTTTGCTGAAGTTAGTTTAGATTTCATACCCTTCATTCTGCTGCAAAATGAAGAACGACGTTTCGCTCTTTTACCAGTTGGTTTTTTCTCAGTTACTGCAGTTTGAAGTTTTGAATCTGGATTCTCACGGCGATAAGCATCAACTGCTGCTTGACTTAATCCATCAGTTTTGTCTTGCCGATTGACTTTTTGCCAATCTTCATCAACTTCAACTTCTTCTCCCATTGGTTTTACATAATTCTTACTTGGTCCTGGTTTACCAAGATTTCCACCATGGTATCCAACCCTAACAATTGGAGCATCAATTGCTGAGTAATTACTTGCAATATCTGTTAAACCAAAAGTAATAACTTTGCCACCAGGATAAATTTTTTCAACTTCTCTCTGAACATCTTTTTTAGATGGCATTTTTGCTTGAGGGAAGAATAATGTAAGTTGTTGTGTTCTACCTCTCCACATCACAATTGCAGCAATCAAATTGCCATATTCTGAAGGAAGTCTTACTGCTTCTGTCATATTCTTTGGTTTTTTACCTTTTTTCTTCATATTGATAGCAATTGCAGCTTGTTGTGCGGGATTTGCTGCTTCATTTTTACTGTTCATATAATCCGATGCAGTATCAATGTAATCAGTTGCCATTGTAATTTTTGATTGCACCCAACCTGGCAGTTGCATTTTTGGATCTTTAACAACTTTACGAAGTCTTTCAACTGCCATTTCAATTTGATTTAATTGACTCATAATCATCCCACCTTCATCATCAATTTCTTTACCCATTGCAACTGCAATATGGTTCTCAGTATTCAAAGATTTCATTTGGTTACCAACTACATCTTCTGGTTTAAT